CACAACTAAGTGCATTTGCTAAGATGAATGAGATGCACATTTGGATTGTAGCACATCCAAGAAAAATGGAGAATGGAGTAGATAGAAAACCAGTTGTGCCAACACCCTATGACATTGCAGGATCAGCTAATTGGTATAATAAATCAGATAATGCTATAACTGTGCATAGGCATAGAAGTGAGCATGAGGATTATGCAGGTATTCATGTTCATAAGATTAGGTTTCAATACAAGAATGGAAAACCTACTAATAACCAACCTGCTAAATTAAAGTATGACGTAAGTAGAGGAGTATATGAAGACTACATCGAAGAATTTAAAGAAGACCTTTTTGAATAGGTTGCAAGAAGTCGATAACGATGCCGTAAATAATCAAAGCATGGATCGTGGACTTAGACATCTAAGAAAAAGAAACTGGGAAGAATTTGACAAAGTATGGGTCAAATACAATAAAAATCAAGCTACCTACAAAGAATGGGATAGAGCATTAGAGAGGTGGCTAAGATCGGAGGAATTATGAAAGTTAAAAGGTATATAGTAACACCTGATAAACATTTTCCTATGGCTGATATGAAAGCTATAAGTGTTGTTTGTCAGGCTATTGAGATCATACAGCCTGATGGTTATATTGATCTTGGAGATACTGGAGAATGGGAGTCAGTATCACATTGGCAATGGAAGAAAAAGAAACGACCACCATTAGAATATCAATTACCATTTGTTACAAAAGAGATAGAGGAAGTTAATAAAGGAATGGACATAATTGATGAATCACTTGATAAAGCAAACGTAAAGGAGAAACATTTTGTTGAAGGTAACCATGAAGATTGGCTTAATAGATTTGTTGAAGAAAACCCCTACCTTGCTAAGGATTTTTTGGTTAAAAATGCTATTAAATTGGGATTGCGTGGTTATAAATACCACCCATTGGGTAAGATGCTTAAAATTGGTAAACTCAACTTTTATCATGGACATCATTTCGCTGGTGTTAATCATACTCGTAACCATCTCCTTCGTCTTGGTGGTAATGTTATGTATGGACATCATCACGACATACAACAATCTTCCGTTACCCATATTGATGGGGTCAAGTCAGCTTGGTCAATAGGATGCTTAAAAGATATGAGTTCAGAATCAAATGCTTGGTTAGGTAATAGGCAACATAATTGGCAACACGCTTTTGCTATCGTTGACTTTTATCATTCAGGATTCTTTACAGTTCACCTAGTGCAGATAGTCAATGGTAAGACATCGCTTTGGGGTGAATTAATTAAAGGTTAGACTTGATTTATATTGTTTTATTTTATTAACTTCAGATATAAGGAGAACGTATGAAAGAAATAACACAAGGGAAATTCAGAGTAGAGTTTCCAGAAGAACTAACTCAAGAAGAGATTGATGCTATCAGAATGATGGTAGTAAAATTGTTAGAACGTAATAACTGTAAGGTGGTGCCAGTTGAATCAGAGTGATGTGTACATGGCTACAGTTTGTTGGGATGACTATGTAAATGATGAAGGAGTTTGTCACGAAAATACAGCAGGTGAACAGATGATAATTAGACATAGTATTGATGATCTTCTTGAAGGAGTAGAGGAATATCTTGAACTTTTTAAAGGTCGTGATGCTTATTTGGAATGTGCCTCTATGGAGACATATGAAGAATATAATGTAGAGAAATGGAAAGATATTACAGAATCAGTTAAAACCATATTAAAAGCAAAGGAAAATAATGGAAAATAAAGATTCATTTAAGTTATCAAAGGATACAGATAATATCGTAGAATTATTATACGATCAGCCAAAGCAAGGTCAAAATGCCTATGGTGCTTGGTATCTGTATGGAGTAAATAAAGAAGGTCAGGAAACTAGCTTTTTTGCTACAGAAAACCTACATAAAAAACTTAGTACATTTGGTCGTGGTGCTACAGTAAACATTAGGAAAGATGAGTATGCTCCGGGTAAGTTTGCATGGAATGTTATACCTCAAGGTGATACTCAGCCTAAGACCATGACTACCTCAGCTAACAGTACAATAGATAACAGAACCCATGATATACATAAGCAGGTATGTTTGAAGTTAGCAGTTGATATGATTGACAAAAAGAATGAGATACTTACTACTGGAGATTTAGTTGTTATAGAGGCAAATATGATGAATTTGCTTAATGTATTGGAAGGTAAGTCTGCATCCGAAACAACAGAGGATAAACCTCCATTTTAATCCTCTGTGAAAAAACAATTATCTAAGAAACTCGACAAATTATGGTCAGACAAAATAAAAGAATATGGGATGTGCGAATATTGTCACAAAACAAAACCCCTAAATGCACATCATTTTTACTCACGCTCCATACGTTCTGTCCGTTGGGATATAGATAATGGTTTTTGTCTCTGTGTTGGGTGCCATGTGTTCTCCTCAAGTTTCTCTGCTCACAAAACTCCTGCAGAGTTTGTGGAGTGGGCAGTTGAAAAGCGTGGCACCCAATGGTACGAGACTGTTAAAGAAAGAAAGAATACTGTGATTAAGTTTACAGATGATGACTATGAGGAGATAGCATTGGAACTTAAACAAAAAACATTTGACTTTTAAAAATGTATTTAGTAATTTCATATAACAAGGAGAACAAATATGAAAGACTTAGAGAAATTAAGAAACAAAATTAGTAACATATGGAATCATACAGAGTTAGAAATGGATGATCTATCAAGAATTGGATTAAAGAAAGAATTGTCAGCTATCAGCAATATAGTTAATGATCTTATGGATGACTTAGATAAAATATCTACCTGCAATATTTGTAGTAAAGATGTATGTGTAAGTTGTTTAGATGATATGGCAAAATCAATTTAATGAATTGCCCCAACAAATCAATAACTAAACCTGTGAGTAAAACAATAAGCGATCAGGACATGGTATATTGGTGGTCAGATGACAAATGTAATGTTTTCTGTTGGTTGGCACTAAAAGAAAACTGGGGCAAAATATTAGTGGCGATAGGGAACAGTAAAAGTTTTCTCCATAGCTTTGACCTTCCCTATCTATGCTATAATAACAAAAGGAGATAAAATGATACTACATTACTTTACAGAAATACTACAGACCCAAGCATTTGATGTCTTGTTGTCTAATTTTTTTTGGGTATGCTTATGGGGATTGATGACATGGAGATTGCATACATTAGAAAAAAGAATCAGAGAATATTTAAACTATGCAATGGAGTCTGATAATGATAATGTTTGATATTGCAGAATGGGTAGTAACATTATTTTTTTTTAGTCTAAGTACGCTTTTATTTTCAATAGCTTTATTAATTGGTTTTCATGTTTTTTTACAGATCATAGAAAGGTTTCAGTATGAAGGTTAATGACTTTATGAAATGGGCAAAGTCTATGCAGGATGAAGAAAATAGACTTATGCTAGTTAAGGGTGAAGAATATACAGTATCAGATGAGGATAAGTTTAAAAACTTTAAAAGTATTGGGGATAGAATGGATTTAAGAGCAGAACAAGTTGCTCTTATTTATTTATTAAAACACATGGATTCTATCAGGAACTATGTGTTAAATGGTAAGGAAGTATCAGAGGAGCCTATAGTAAGCAGAATACAGGATGCACGGAATTATTTATTATTATTAGGTGGGATCATTGAAGAAAGCAAAAGCAAAGGAAAAAAAGCATAAGTTTGGCTCTATACAATGGGTTATTGATGCTCTTGATAGCAATATTATAGAAAAAAAGACAAGAGACAATCATAAAATGGATCAAATCAGGGCAGATGAAAGTCTTTGGTGGTGTCCAGAGTGTCGTAAAAAATGGAATATATTTGAAGGTGAACTTTGGAAATCATCTGATATAAAATTATGGGAATCTAGGATATGTCCAGACTGCGATTTGCTTGTACAATAAAAAATGGAAAGATGTCTTTGCTAAATAGAGCAGAGTTTGATAACGCTATTTCTAAGTTGCAAGGTGAATATTATATTGAACTAAAAGAAACTGGTGTACGCTCTGCTCAGCAAAATAACTATTACTGGAAGATTGTAGGTATATTGGGTGAGGAATTGGGATATACTGAACAAGAAATGCACGTTACTATAAAAAATCATTTCAATATAGATAGCACCAAAACACTATCAACAAAAGAGTTTTCGGTATTTATAGAACGTTTAGTTAGATGGAGTGCTGTAGATATGAACATAGTTATTCCTGATCCTAAAAATATTTAACCATTTATATCTATACCTAAGTAGTATAAGCTATCCTGTAGATTTTGTAAACTATCAGGATAATTGCAATAAGATGGTATAAATAATTGAGTTCCATATTTAGTTAAGCAGTTCATTCTTAATTCTAAAAATAAATCTTTATATATTTGATCATTATGTTCTATTAGATTGCTTAATACAGACATTGCACTTTTATAGCAGTCACAAACACTTAATGATGAGTAAAATAAATTAATATTATCTTGATCATGTATATTTGCTGGAGTAGAGCAACATAATTGCAACAAAACAATAATGTATAGTTTAAATTTTATCTTAGCTACCAAGACTCTATTATATCTAAGTTAGTATTCCATATTCTAGGAGCAACTTGCCTAGCACTAAAACCATTTTCTACCAACCTGTACAATCCATAATCTCCTGTAGTTGTACTTTCAGAGTCTAAAGTAAATAAAAATGGAAGATGTTGCCCTATTATTTTATTATAAAATGAAGAGTGTATTGTTCCTGAATCATACCAATCTGCTGGAGTGTCATGGTCTGCAAACCAATTTGGTGAAAATAGATTAGTATCCGTTACATAATCAAAATTCATTGAATGTTTTACCCTGCCATGTCTACGATTAAATGCATAGGTATTTTGATTGGATGTAATAGATAGATTCCACGGAAGAGTGTTATTCCATGTTGGTTCTCCAAAATATTTAGAATTAGCAAAAGTAGCTCCTCCTGTAGATTGAAGAAGATCGGTACCATCATACATTATTTGAGTATCTATATTTACGTTTGGAGATTGAAAGTCAATATACTTTCCAAACATAATTGAGCCAATAATTATATCTGCTGAAAAATCTTCAGTAGAGCCAGCATTGCTTTTAAAGGTAATTCTTAAAAATCTATTGTCTATATCTCTAGTCCATCTTATTAAAGTCCAACCATTATTAGCTGGATCAATAAAAGTATCATTTGCAGAAGTTGTTTCTTGCGTTGCATTAATTATTTTTGTATGATTTCCACTATCCGATACAATAGTTGGTGAGTTCATATTAATATCATCATCAAGCTCTACTTTAAAAAGAGCATTAGATGAATGAAGATTATGATTTAAAATAGCTATAAAGTTTGTTTCTGAAAGAGCATCGGTTGTTGGATCAGTTGAACCAGTAAATTCACTAAAGTCAAATTGAATGTAAAATTTTTGAGTTGCTCTTGCTATTTGAGCAAAATTTGCTGGTTTCATGTCAAACATATCTGCTTTAGAACCAGCATTAAAAGTAACTGCTGTACTATTATCATCTTGTTTTATATTTATATTATCTAAAGTTCTAAATCCATTTGCTAAATGATATGAAAGAACATCTACATAAGCTCTTGGTGTTGTAGTCCTATTGTATCCCATAATTTTTCCTTATCCTACTTGTATTATTTGTATGTCAGCAGTAGCTACAGATTTAGATATTGAAGTTATCATCCAGTATCCAGACATTGCAGAACCAAATATTTTTATTTTAGAATCCCAGTTAGAAAAGGATATTATATCTCCTATTTCTAAATCATTATATTTAGGAGTTACAGTGGAAAAAGATATAATGTTTTTTCTATCTTTAAATACTTCGATGTATGTATTAGCTATTGCTGTAGCAGTTGTTGTGTCTATTACATCTAAGTCTGTTTCCATTTTTAATGATTGATTATTGCCATCTACAGTAGTTCCTGCTGATGTTGAATCCGTAGAGTTTACTGATTGCTCAAATTGATCTCTTCCATAGTTTTGATCGTAGTGAGCAGTAATATCATTTCTAACAGAGTTTAATTTTGTTTTAGATATGTTTTTTAACTGAATTTCATTAAAATTAATAGTTTTATCTGAAGCACTATAATCTCCTGATCTTCTTAAAGTTTTTATTTTAAACTTGCTATCACCACTTATATAAACCCATGAAAAACATTGTTTACAAATCCTATTTATATAATCTTTAGAGCTTATAAATTTATATTGAGAAAAAGCAAACTTAACATCACTAACAGCATCATTTAAGATATCTCCGAGATGACCATTTGTAGTATTGCCAGATGTGTCAAACAAAGCATAATCTATGTTAGAAGAACTTAAACTTAGTTCAGTTCTTAATGCATCTTCTATAATATAAATTGGATTTTCAAGTAAATTACCTTCATTATATCCATTATTTCTTGAATCTGCATCTATCCAAGACATATACTCTCTACCTTCTCCTGAAAAGTATAAATAGTCTACTTCTGCTGGTGTTCTTAGTGTTTTAGTTCTTGTTGCTATTACTGTTTCTTCTACGCTATCATTTTGTTCAAATTGAGTAGATACAGAATATCCAACTATTTTTTCATATTCTTCTTGTATAGTTTTTGAAAATACTTGACTAGGTCTAAATTCTAACATTAGCCACATATCTAGCAACCTATATCTCATATCACTGTCACCTTGAGTTGCATCTATGTTATTTCTTATAGTTAATGTAGTAGAATCAATAGAAGCTGAACTAAGTTCATTAGCAGAATATTTACCTGTTAAATTAGCTATATGTATTCCATTTGATGTTATTGCTGGACTAAAAGTTGTTCCACTAACAAGCTCAGTACTTAAACCAGCCGGATTTCCTGAAGTTTGAAAATTACCTGTTTTACTTATAAGAAAAATATCATCATTATCATATAACTCTCCAAGTTTAGGTGCTGTAGGAACATTAAATGTTAAATTTTTTGTTGCTGAACCCTGTTCTTGTAATACTGTTCCTGAGTCAAATGCAGAAAAACTATTTAAGTTATCATCAACTGCAAATGCTACACTTGTATATCCTTGCTGTGCTGTAAAAGAATTAGCTAGTGGTAATCTGTAGTAATAATTAGTACCTTTAGCTTTAATTATATTATGTGATGTTGAGCTAGGGTTTTCTGTAACAGTAACATTGCTTTCTACTGCTGAAAGAAACTCTCCTGATTTATTAATATAAACATTAGACTCTCTTAACTGTGCTAGTTTTACAGCAGAGCCTTGATTAGTGTCAGGCAATGCTTCAATTTGACCTGAATCATTACATCTATTTACTATAATAGCAGGAAAACGACCATTAGCAAAAAATTGTTTATAATAGGTATCCGATGTAGTTTGATCAAAGCTACCATAAGACATTGGAACTGGTTTTCCTATATTTTTTTTAGGAGCAGAAGAGTATGTACTAGAGTCAACAGTAGCACTAGGTATTTGTTTATGATAAACACTACTTTTATCTAATAACAGTAGTTCTATTGAGTCTAAGCCATATTTTATATCTCCAGATATAACTCCTGTTCCAATCATTCTAGTAGATGTATCTAAGGTAGATGTTTGATTTGTATTTAAAAATAACTCCCATTTACGATTGCTGAAGTTATTTGTTGCAAATAAATCTGAAAATCTACCATTTTGAATAGCACGATCAGTATTTATTAAACTAACTGTCATATTACTTGTAGATGTACTAAAATTAAAAAAATCTAAAGATTGACTGTAGTTTCCCCATGAAGATGCTATACCATAATAAAAATCACTACCATCAGACCTATCAATATCTGATATTCCTATAAAGTTAGACTCATCGTTATAATATAGTTTTAGCACCCAAAACGCTGTTGTATTTGAGTTATTTAATGAGTTAGATAGTGCTGAATCAAAACTAAGCATTTATTTTATTTCCTAATGATGTTGCTTTGTTTAATGCAGGTATAAGAGTATTATTGACATAACTATCATCTACTACTCCACCTTGTATTGTTACATTTATTGTAGAACCTGTAACACCATTTTGATTCATTTGATTTAAAGTTTCAACTCCAATAGATTGAACGGCATTTCTTGACATTATAAATTCACCTCTTTCAGCTTCAATAATAGTTCCACCTTGAGAATGTCTTCTACCCCCAATTAAACCCCCCTCTTCAAAAGTTGCAAGAGCTTTTGTACCTGCAACACCTGCTGTAAGACTTGTTAAGCCAGCTACAGATGCACTACCAAAACTTGCTGTAGATGCTAAAAAAGCTGGAACAGCATAAGCTTGTGCAATTAAAGCACCAGTAGCTTGAGCTTCAACTATGCTAGTTGCTTTTGCTGTTTTTGATATAACTTGTTCTACAATAATTTGTTTTATTTTTTCTTTTAACATTTCACCTAAAAACCCAATAAAAGCATTTTTAGTAGATTCAAATATTTGTTTTCTACGTTCTGCCCCTGTCATTTCCATATCAGTTAAAGAATTTATAAATGTATCATAACCTGCTTCAAAAGAATTATACAATGCACTTGTTTTTTGTAGATTATTAGATACTGCTTCAAATTTTGCATCTTCTACAAATTTTACTATATCAGCTTGATTAATTAGCTGTTCATTTTCTAGTTTTAATTGCTCAAATCTTTTTGCTTGCAACTCAATTTGCAAAAATTGAAATTCTAAATTATTTTTGTGTACTATTTTATTAGCTTCTGCAATACTATTAATAATATCTTGTTCTTCTTTTAGTTGTTGTTTTTTTTGTTCTGAAGCTTTTTTCTCTGCTTCTATTTTTCTTTTAGCAATTCGCAATGCTTTTTGTTCTGCTTCTTTTTTTTGTTTAGCAATTTCTAATGCTTTTTTATCAGCAATTTCTTTTTCCATTAATGCAGATATTTCTTCTGTTATTGATTTAATTCTATCTTCTACAACTTTTAATTCTTTTTTTGCTGATCCTGAAAAAAACTTACTTTGTATTGCACTTAACAACCTATCTCTTTGTTTTGTTTGTGCTAATAATGAATCATTTAACTGAACAATTCTTTCTTCACCTTTTATAGTATCGTTTGCTTTATTTGCTATATTAGTAAAAAACTTTAATAAGGTATCAGTAAAAGGAATATTTTGACCTATTGTAGTTCCTAAATTACTTACTGATGCTGTAAAAGCATCTAAAGAATCTCTTGCAGTTGGAATTTCCTCACCTACATCTTTTATTTTTTTTCTAGCAGACTCCATAGTAGCTTCAAGAAATGCTTGTTTTTTTTGTGCATCTGTTAATGAACTAACAAGTAAATCATTTGCTTTTGCATAATTTTCATAAGCTTCTTCAGACTTTACAATAATACCAATATTATCAAGCATAAGTCTTGATTGTCTACCAATACCAGTAACTAAAGATTCAACAGAACTTGCAGTATCTCTACCTAATGCCCTACCAAGCCTTTGAGCAATGTCAAACATTTCAGCCATTTCATCTGAGTTTTTAGTTACGCCAAGAATCATAGCATTATTTGCTTGTTTAAACAAATCAAATTCAGACATAGTATTATTTGTTGCTTGTTGTAGTTTTTCTAAAGCAACTTCAGAATTTTCAGTAGCTCCAGTTAATGTATCAAATGCTATTTTAACAGATTCAATATTTGCACCTTCTGAAACTAATCTCATTACAGGTCTTACAAGAGTCGTCATAGCGAATCCAGCAAGCAACAATTTTGACCTTAAAACGGCAACTGTTCCACCTAATATTCTTGTTGTTATATCTGCTTTTTCATTTTCTAAATTAAGTTTTTTCATAGCATTTCTTACTTGAGCTAATGCTATTCTATTACCTTTAAATGCTTTTGTTAAAATAGATGTAGACAATCCTAAATCTTTAAATGATTGATTATTTGATCTTAATTGTATAAACAACTTTTTCATACCATCACTTTGTTTTTTAGTTGATATGGTATTTTTTTTATTAAAGTTTGTAATTTTTGCTTGGGTATCTATAAGTTTTTTTGTTGATCTATCTAACTTATTGATAGCATCAATAACATCCTCATCTCCTTTAGCACCAAACTGTATAGTTATTGTATTTTGTTCAGCCATTTTTTATTGCCTTTGCTTTTTGCCTTTCTATTAAGTTTGTTAATAGAAAACTTTTTTCAACCCATTTTTTAGGTTGATCTCCATAACTTCCTTTATATGGAGATATTTTAAATTGTCTTGCATACATAAATCTTGCTATGTCTTTTTGTGAGGTTGGGTCTAGCATCATATTGGTACAAGCAAAAAAGGGCAGTTGTGCCATTACTGATTCAGCAATGTTAAAATTCCTGCCCTCTTCATTATGTTGTTTTGTTTCCTTCTTAATTAGCTCTATCACAGCCCAAATATCCTTATCCGATGTAAACATACGAGTTTCATATTTTCCCTCGATTAAGATAGGAATTTGAGCCTTGTAGGGGTATTTGTGATACCTACACCCCTCACATCTTTTGTCTAGTAAGAAGTTTGTTTCAAGAGTGAGGGATTCTATTCCCCCAAGCGTTGATGCTCTTGCACAGCTAAAGACAGTTCGTTTTTTTCATCTTCTGTCAATGCTTTAATAAAAGAGTCATCTGCTCCTTCTACACCTTTTCTAATCCAAGCAGTTCTTGCTTTTGCTAGATTGGTTATAGCTACAATCTCATTACCTTCATATCTCATTTGAGGTAGATCATTGCAGTAATCCATATCATCTACAGACATTTCTTTTAGTTTTATTTCTTTTCCAGTAGATAGTTTATGTTTACTCATTGTTTATTCCTTATGCGTATTTAAAGTAAATTGATGGATCAGCATCTCCTCTTACTTTCATATTGACATTAAGTCCTAAAAAATCTCCTTCATCCCAAGATAATTCTTGAACACTTGCATCTGCTATTCTTATAGCTCTACTTCCATCTGTATATGTTGGATTATCAGCCATTTCAAATGCTGGAGTTGCTATTGAAGTTCCTTGATTCCTGCTTAATTCCCATAAATCATCAAAATTTGCATCATACTTAATTACAGGATTTAATGTCACTATCATTTCAGGAATAGACCTTATATATGTTTGTGGTGCTCCTGTTCCTCCTGAGCCACCATTACCAGAAAATACAACTGGATTTTCAATAGTCATTGCAAAGCTTTTTAGAATAGCAGTTGCATTATTTACTTTAGTATGATCTGAAAAGTCTCCTAAAAATGTGTAATTTGTACTGTAAGCACCCATTGTACTAGCAGTTGTTGAAAATGTACTTCCCTGTGTAAGAGGAGTCCTAGATGTAGCAGTTAGGCTAAATTTCATTCTACCACCATCCTCATTAGGATCAGCAGTTAGTTCAAGACTTGTTATTACACATCCGGGAACTACAACACAATCATCAAATCCAGTTCCACCAATTCCATTAAATGCAAACGATAATGTATTTTCATTAGCAGATGTTGCTCCATGCTCAAATGTTTTGTTTGCAACAACAGCATTTGCTATTGATAGTACATTACTAGAGTATGCTTGCCCAAAAGCATTTGCTGTTAAAATAGGAAATAACTCATCTGTCATGTATCCACTAATAGAAACTTCTATTGTTGCTCCGGGTGTATAATGAAATACATCTGAACTTGCTATAAGAGTTCCTGATGCTGAGCCACCTCTTCTTTCTACAAGTAGATCATTAAATGTAGGAAATGCTACACTATCTGCTTCTATTTGAGTAAATGTTCCAGCAAATGGTGATCCTACTGTACTAGCATCTAACCCAACTCCAACTGTTAATTCTTTTGAACTATAAAAATTTGACATTACTTATTTCCTTTCTTTAACTTAGCTGAAGATTCTTCAACAAAGGCATCCATACCTTTTAACATAACTTCAAGCTCTGCTTCTTTATTTTTGGATAAAGCATTAATCAATCTTTTATGCTCTCCACTAACTCTAGGTATATCTGATACCTTTACATCTTTTTTTAATTTTACTTTCATAGTAATCCTTATTACTTTCCTATGTTGTATTCCCTGTGTAAGTTCCCCTCCATTCCCATCTAATTACATTTAACCCTTCAATCGCTTCTTCTTCTTCTGTCTTTTCATTTATTCGAGTTGTTTCAAATCTTCCATCGTAAAATGTATTACCTGAACCTTTGTAATTGTCGTGAAATAAAGCCTCTATATGTGAAACCTGTCTTAAAATATGTTCCCAAGTATCTTTTTTTAATACTTTTTCTTTAAATGTATAAGACACATCCACAATGTATTCTCTAGTTTCTGCTCTAGTAGCATCAATACGAAGTAAGTCACTTCCTATTGGATTAAGACGTATGGACTGATTGCCCATATCCTTAAAGTTTCCTGTATATACTGGGATACTACCTGCAAACTCATTATTTAAAAAAGTTCTAATAGTATCCAAAATCTTTGTTTCCCAAATGTTAACAAACGTAATTGCCATTAGGTTCTAGTCATCCTAATTGAGTATGGCATCCCATTATCATCTACTGATTCATTTTTGCCAAAGAACTCTATTTCCCATTTGTCATTTAGTGTAGCTGTATCTGCTGTGTCACCTGCAAATCTAATGTAAACATCATTAGCTAGTGGTTGATATTGACCATTGATGGTTTCTGTGTAGTCTGCTACTTCACTATTGTTCATTCTTTCAGAACCTAGTTTGTCAGCATCTTTGTGCCAAACAGAATATACAGCAGTTCCTATGGTACCACCTGTGGTAATCTTTACACCAACTTTATCATACACATCATAATAGTGACCTCTTGTATCTACTATGTTTATAGCACCACTTACAGATACTTGTCTTATTACTCCTTTACTAGCATCACCTGAAACTTGCCAAGACAACTTGGTACTACCATCATTTAACGATAGTATGTTTCTTTCTGCTTCTTCAAATAAAGCAGTTCCTACTTCAGATGTAGGATCATTTGCTCTAATAAGAAAATAACAAGCAATTAATGCAGTTGTTCTTACTATGGAGTAATCATAGTTGCCATCTTTGTCTTTGAACTGTTTTCGGGGCAGTCTGCCATCTAACCTAGAATCAAGGTATTTTTCGGCATTTGATATATAGCGTGTTCGTAGAGTATCCCAATCATCACCTGACTCAATAAGCATATCATTTGGGTTTGTTGTATCATTATAATAGTAAACAGCATCATTTGAATCATCGTAATACCATCTCCCATTGGCGTTTACATCTGATATGCTTGATTG